GCGAGTTCTAATGAGTACTCAGCCTTCAGAGCGCGTGACTTTGCAGTAACGGTGACTTTCTCAATCGAGAATGCCATCTGGTTGAAAGCATTGCTTCCAGTTCCATCCAGATTTTCTGCATCACCAGTTGGCATACCTGAACCAACGTTATATGCCGTTGAGGTTGCACTACCAACAGGGTTGAGGATCGCTGGGTTGGTGCCACTCTGAGCAGTAGTACCGACACCGGCGGCGGCATCAGCGAAACCACCGGTAACATCCAGACCAGCATCTTGACCAGAGAAGGTGGTATCTACTTCATTGTAGAATGCTTGCGTTCCGCTTTGGTTGTTGTAGCGAGAGCGCATTGCAAAAATGAGTCCAGTAGGACCATTCATTGGTTGAACGCCAGCCAGGTCATAAGCGACCAGATTTGGCATTGAACGACGAATCAATGAGATCAGAACTGGGTCGAAACCAGCAGTAGGACCAGCAGCAGCTGAACCAGCGGTGAAACCACCAGTGCCAGTAGCGTTGGTTGGTGCTTCCATCAGGCTCATGCCTGTTGAGAATGCAGCTTCCTCGCGGAGGAATTTTTCTTGGTTTTCCAGCAGGACAGCGGTTACCGCTCTACGATGGGAATCTTTGATTTGATCAAGACCCTCATAGTTGAGGAGTGGGGCCCACTTTTCCTGCAGATGTTCTGCGTGGAACATTTGCGTTTACCTTTTGTGAATGTTTACGTTTGATTTAATCTTAAATTCAGTTTTTGGCTACTGCCTGAAGGGTTCTGAGATATGCAGCCATCGTGCCTGAGACTTGCTCAGGTGATTGATCTACACCCTCGGAAAGAGTTTCAGTGTGTGCCTTTGGAGACTTACCTGCTGGGAAATATGATTCTCTCAGCATCTCCAGTTTTTCACGATATTCTTCCTCACTTTCAAACTCAACACTTTCGGAAAGTGAAGCGAGCTTCTCTTTCTGAGTAGCAGCAAGGCCCTCAGAAACTTGATCTAAGATCCCATCGGCAACCGACTCTGCGAGACGCTTGTTAAGGGAAATATTTTTCTCAATTTGCTCGTTGAGTTTTGTCTCCATTTCATCAAGTTTGTCTACCATGCTCTCGATAACATCATACTTATCTTCAGGAATTGTTACATAATGTTCTTCAAAAAGTCCCTTCATACCTGAAAGGAATGATTCAGTAAGTTCGGTCTTAAGACCATGTTCGATAGCGAGTTCATTTTCGGTGAACCACTCTTCGGAAACATATTCAAGATAAGAATCAACACGCTTAGCGAGTGCTTCTTTGATTTCTTGAATTTCTTCCATCATTTGCTGCTCATACTCAGCAGTAACTGCTTCTCTGATTTGAACCACTTTGGACTTCAGAGCAGCCTCAAAGATGACTTTTGCTTTTTCTTTAAATGACTCAGAAAGTTCTTCGCCACCAAGAAGAGCATTAACGTCATCTTCAATTTGGAAGGACTCTTCCATTTCTTCCTCTTCAGTTTCTTCTACTTCTACTTCCTCTTCATCATCTTCTTCAGTCAGAATTTCTTCATCTTCGAGTTCTTCTTCTTCCTTCACTGCATCAGCAGCAGCTGCACCTTTGTTCACAACATCCTTAACTTGCTTAAGAGTTGCACCTGGAGTCTTCAACTTTGCCGAGTCATCATCTGGTTTATAGTTTTCTGGTGTAGGACCGCCGAGGTCTTCATAAGATCCAGCGACTGAAGTATCCATTGAATCTGCTGGTTTTGCACTAGCGTTTACAGCAGTCTTGGATTGCTTTGTGCCTGCTTCCATTTCTTGTAATTGTTTGCCACGAGACATTTGAACTCTCCGTTTAACCTTTGTTATAAACTATATTTATTTATTAAATTAAAGATTTGAAAGAAAATCATTAAAAAGATTTAATTTCTGCTCATCAAGTTTCTTTTGATCTACAAGAGTATTGATTCTCCTATAAGTCTTAGCAGCATACTTTTCACGAAGAATACCACCATCCCATACCCATTCTTTACCTTCCATGATTCCTGATACAAATGCATCAGGAGCTGAAGGATCAGCAACAATATCAGCAGCAGTTGCGAGCATAAAATCTTCGCCAACTATATTGTATCCTTCTCTATTAAGTTTTAACGATCCAACACCACGAGAAGAAACACCAAGTTTAACTCCTTCACTAATCAGAGATTCTGCAATCTTACCCATTGGGGTATTGAGAATCTTTGCCTTACCGATGAAGTTAGAACCACTTTCTCTTAAAGAAGTGATCTTGTGAGAAACACGATCCAAATTTACAGTTGGGCCATCTGGATGACCAAGTTCTCCAAGGGCTCTTCCTTGCTGAATGTGATTCTCATTATAGCGAGAAACTTCACGACGAAGAGTTTCCATAGGATACATACGACCATTACGGTTTTTAATGTCTCCTTGGAGAAAAACTCCCTCAATATAAAGTGACTTTTTACCGTTGCGTTCTTCAACGACAAATTCGACCGATTCGATTTCTTCCCTAATGAGTTTCATCATGCCTGTCCTGAGATTTGAACTTGTTGTGTGTAAAGAACTCCACTACCAGTATCGGTGATAGCTGCAACTTTAATTGAGTTTCTTAAATTAGTATCTGGATCTGAAAATGCAGTTACAATTCCTGCGGTATTCGTAGCAATTCCAATTCTTGTTGAAAAATATCCTTCATAGTTTGAAGTATTAAAGACTTCAACAACTGGAGCATGGGTAAAATTATAATAAGTTTGATTTGATGCAGTCAAACTTACATAGTCTCCAACACCAAAAGGTGAAGTTTGACCTTCTGGAAAATTGATATAAGTTGTTGTAGCTCCAGTAGTAACTCCAACAACTCTTGCTGAACCGTTATCGATTGCGAGAGTTGCAGCAGTTCCAGAAGGAACACAATAATCACTTAAGGTAGCCGTTGGTTCCGTTCCAATTGCTACAAAAGCATTAGCTCCAGTTGCAACAACACGAAGAGTGTTGCTTCTCCCAGAAAATGCAGATGATTTTGCTGTTGTGGATGTAATGGCAAAAGAAACGCCAGATCCAACTGGTCTATGAGTCATTATTCTTATAATACTTTTAATAGTTATTTATGAATTCACCAAGTTAAATCACAAAAACCAGATGAATTGTTGGATGAATTTCATTCATCTTCTTCGACTTCTTCGTAGTTTGAATCAAACATTGAATTTGCTACGGATGGTCTGAATGAATCAATCTTTTCAGCAGCCTTTGCAAATAGTAAATCTTTAATTTTATCACTGATTTGAGATGGACTCTCATCGGTAACAATCATATCCATTAATTCGTCCATAACGTTTAGAATAAGTATCGTTGTTATTTATTAAATTTCGCCACCTTTGGGCATTTCGATTTGTTTTCCACTTGCCTCAGTGGCAGCTCCTTGAGCATCAAGATTTGGTTCCATAACAGGAGCACCCAAATCTGGGCCCACACCACCAGGCATTGGTTGTCCTGTCATTGGATCAATTGGCATCATAGATGGATCTGGAATGATACCATCAGCAATTTCTTTTTCAATCAATTCATCTTGCTCAAGAATTTCAACATCAGTTTGGCGAAGAATTCTTCTACGAATATAATCTTGTGAGAAATATTTGCCAACATAAGGTTCTGCAACTTGAAGGAGATTCAATCTTTCACTCAAAAGTTCTGCTTCTTTCAGTTCTGCAAAGTGATTATCATAGAGGAAGTCATATTGAATATGCTCATTCATAACATCCCAATCTTCTGGAGTGATAATGTTCTTAAGAATAAGTTGAGTTCTTAAAATATCGCTGAATAATCTTGAAAATCTCTTTCTCAAACGACCTACAAATTTGCTGAATTTAACTTCATCACGAAGAATTTCTGAAGAACGACCAAGATTAAATCCACCTTCTCCGCCAATTCTGGATGCAGGAACATTCAGTGATTTGAAAAGTTTTTCTTGGAAATATTTAATATCAGTAATTTCACCAAGGTTTTGACCACCAGGAAGTGTAGTGATTTCGGTTCCACGACCACCTTCGCGTCTTGGAAGCCAGAAATCTTCAAGCATACTCATGTACTTTTTATCGTCACGAATTTCGCCTGTGTTTGCATCATACACAAGTTTGTTACGATAACGCATCATCACATCACGCAGATATTGTTCCGCTTTTACTTTTGGAAGATTGCCTACATCGATATAGAAAATTCTTCTTTCTGGCGCTCGTGACAAGCGATAGATAACCAACGAATCCTCAATCATACGAAGTTGATTGAGAGCCTTGATTGCCTTATGAAGATATGAGAGATTGCAACCTTTATTTCTATCTACAAGACCAGAAGTACAATAAGCAATTGCATCTCTTGCAATTTTAATTCCCTTACTGTCTCCCAAACTTGATGGATTGGAAGTTGGATAAGTTGCTTGAGGAGTGTAAAGAAAATACTCTTGAATTTCAGGAAACTCATATTGCATCGGATCGTCTTGATTAATATTTGACAATCTGATGCGGTTATCGTCACCATCCTTTTTCTTTGTTTGTCTAATATAACGAATTTTCATTGCATCAATATATCTCAGTTCCTGAATACCTTCTTCAGGTTTTTTGAGATCGATGACTTTATGATAACAAATTCTACCATCTATGTACCAGTTACGATAGATTTCATGACACTTTTTATCAAAATCTAAAAGTTCGAGAATATGTTTAAATTCTTCACGAATTTTTTTCTTAATGCCATCACTTGCATTAAGATTTGATAGTTCAATCTCAACAGGAGTATCATTTGTATCTGATACAATTGCTTCATTTACAATATCTTCAATAGCACTATCACACTCTGGGTGAAGAGACATTTCACGATATCTTTTAATGAGATCAAATTCTGTTCTATAGATTCCTTCAATATCTACATAAGAACCAAAAAATCCACTGGTTAAATAGTGTTCAACCCCGTCCTCATTATTAGGAGGAACGGGGGAAACTACTGAGGGTGAAATTGGTTCGTTATCTTCAATAGAGAAACCAAAAAGTTTTGCCATTATTAAAGTTAAAAGTTTCTACTATTTATTAAGCGCCTGCTTTCTCTGGATAGTAGTATTGGACTTGGAAATCGACTGTAAATTCTTCAATAGAATCAGCGGTATCATAAGATAATGCAATATCAGAAACCGTGGTTGGGAAAATATCAACAAACCTATATTGCGCTAAAATTTTAGCATTATCAGAAGTTGTTGCAGCTCCTTGTACTTTAGAACCACTTCTTCCTAATTGATAGACTGTGGCATTGCCCATATAATCAGATGGATTTGTTTTGCCAGAATGATCTGCATATTGAGCAATGTTTTGCATCCAAGCTTCAAATGCTCTTCTGTGACTGAAGTTTTCGTCGTTGATAACAGTTACAGCCCAAGTATCAAAAGTTCTGTCGCCAGCAACTTTTAAAACACGACCTCTAAATGGAATTTCAATTGGCGCAATATTAGATGCTGGGAGAGCAGCTGATTTACACAGAAATCTGAAGTTATCAGAGTTAAATGCTGTTGTTCCTTCACCTTGAAGATTTAATGTAATTGCTGTTGGAAATGTAACATCGACTTCAAATAGGTTGGAACGAGCACCGCCACCAATCAGTTTTGATTTAAACTCGGAGATGCTTCTTGTTGGAATTGTTGCCATTTTTAGGGTCCTCCTTAGTAATTAATTATGAAATTAAACGGTTCCAGCAACTTCTTCAAACGAGATTCCAGTTCTCGTTGCAACAAAGGTGAGAGTTACGTAATTGATTGACTTGGCTGGTTTGATGAAGATGTCAGCTCTTTT